CGGGGTGTCCCTCGTGGACAACACGGTCGGCACCGGGCAGGTCGCGCTGACCGGCTACACCACGAACATCTACGCGTACGTCACCTCCGACGCGGGCGCGTTCGGCGAGTCGGTCGTGTCCTCGGTCGTCAACATCGCGCCGACCGGCGGCCACAACGTGGTGCTGCGCCTGACCGACGTGCCCGCCGCGCTCGGCTACAAGGTGTACATCGGCACCGGCGCGAGCCAGCCGGCGAACTCGTCGTTCTTCCTGTACGGCCGGTTCCCGAACCAGGCCGCGAACTCCGGCGGCGCGGGCGGTACCGGCATCGTGCTGCAGGGTGCGATCCCAACCTCGGGCGCGAACCCGCCCACGGCGGACAGCTCGGCGTATGCGGCGGGGTACGACGGGATCCTGGCGTGGACGATGGGCACGTCGTCCGGCTACAACGTCAAGATCAACTCGACGTTCGGCACGGCGACGCCGGGCGGCGAGTTCCAGACCGCGTTCGCCTCGCTCTACAACAGCGTCAAGGCAGACCCGGACCGGATCATGTTCAACGGCGCGGACCGCAAGCAGCTGAGCGGGACGCTGAAGACCGGTGAAACCAACAACTACATCCTGCAGGTCACCCAGGACCAGGTCGCCGGGGTGACCCTCGGCTCAGTCGCTGTCGCGATCATCAACGAGACGACCGGCAAGCACGTGGAGATGGAGGTCTCGCCGTGGCTGCCGCAAGGCGTGTGCCCGATCATCTCCGACACCCTGCCGATCCCGGACAGCCAGGTCAGTAACGTCTGGGCGATCTGCAATGTCCAGGACTTCATGGGGATCGACTGGCCCGTGACGCAGTTCGCGTACGAGTCGAGCTCGTACTGGTTCGGCTCTTACCTCTGCTACGCCCCCGGGTGGAACGGGTGCGTCTCGGGCGTCTCCGCCGGATAGGTACTCCCTGATACGCCACGGCGCCCGACCCTCTGGGAGGGTCGGGCGCCGGATCATGGAAGGAGTTCCGCATGCGTCTGGCAGCGCCTAGCAGCACCGTCGCGGGCATGGAGGTCAAGGGCGCACAGACCGGCCAGGTCACTCGATACCCGGGCCGGATCATGGACGTGCAGGACCCGATGCACGTCAAGGCGCTGCGGTCCGAGGGCGCATTCCCGGCGTCCCTGTCTGGCGGCACGCGCCGCTCGATCGGCTACCGGTGCGGGGCGTGCGGATTCGGATCGTTCGTGAAGAAGTGCTCGCGCTGCGGCGACGAGTGCGAGAGGGAGAGTTGATGCCCACCACTCCACGCAAGAGCGCTGCGGCGAAGCCTGCGGCGGACGAGAGCGCCGTACCCGCGGCAGACGAGCCGAGCGGCGCTCCCTCACCCAAGGACCCGAAGGTCCCCGCGGACGACACCCCGCGAGCCGAGCCGGAGCCGGGCGCCACGGTGGACGAGACCTCCTCGCCGGAGCCAGCGGAGCCGGGCGGCAGTACGGACACACCCGCAAGCGCCCCGGCCGAGCCGTCCTTCCACTGGGAGACCGCCGCAGGTCGGCCCGGCGCACCGTGCCGCGAGTGCAACCCCGCCGGACCCCCGCCCGGCGCAGGCAGTATCGGCTGCGCCCACGGCCAGTGGGTACTCGTCCCCGACGCTGACTGATGGCCGCGGTCGTTAAGGGTCACGGGCACGCCGCGGTCACCAGGTCCTCGGTCAACCCGGACATCCCCTCACACCAGGTCGTGGTCCTCGGCGACGGCGAGGGCAACCTCGCCGCGCTCGCGGGCGGCGCACTGCCCACCTCGAGCGGATCCGGGCCGAACACGTCGCTGAACGCGGCGACGTCCACCGGGCCGGGAACCGTGACCGACCTGGGCGTGGTGCGCTCCTCGCACACCCTGCAGACCTCCACCACCGGCTCCCCGACGGGCGTGACGGTGAACCTCGAGGGGTCGCTGGCCGCTACCGGGCCGTGGGCGACGCTCGCGACATCCACGTCCACCACCGGGGACGTGCAGACCGCCACAGGTAAGGCCGTGCGGTACGTGCGCGCGAACCTCACCGTCCTGACCGGCGGCACGGCGCCAACCGTCACCGCCCTGATCGCGTCGGCGCAGTAGATGCCGGTCACCGTGCGCCTCGGCGGCCAGCGCCCGGAGAAGGTCGTGCACCAGGACGGCCAGGACGTGGCGGTCGACGCCGACGGGAACCTGGTGGTCAGCGCCCGCGAGGGCAGGGGTGAGTGGGTCGTGGCCGTGTACGGGGCTGGATCATGGGTCGGCGCGGAGAGCACCGGCAGCCCCGCGGCTGCCCCGTCGTCCCGTTGATACGCGAAGGAATCCGCCGGCAGGCTGCGTGATTCGGGGCCCTCACTCGCGGAGAGGCGGCCGGGTTGATCGTCACGCCGTTCGTGTCCGTCGCCGCGTTCAAAGCCCACCCGACGTACCTGGACCTCGACGACCTACGCTACGGCGACCCGGTGAGCGCGGACCAGGACGCGGAGCTGAACAACTTGCTGCTCATGTCGTCCGGCTGGGCGGACGGCTACCTCGAGCAGCCGCTGCTCGCGCACCAGAACACTCAGAACCTGCGCACGCGGTTCGGCGGCACCGGCACCCTGAAGATCCACCCCGACCACACGCCCGTGATCGCGGTCTCATCGGTCGGCTACGGTTACACGCCCACGGCGATGACGGTGATCGCGAATCCGACCGTGTGGAGCGAGGACGGACGCAACCTCGAGATCACGATCGGCGCCGGCAGTCCCTGGTCGGGCTCGCTGCAGTTCGGTGTCCCCGGCGCTGGCGCCCAGGCGTACGTGCAACTGGTGTACACGGCCGGATTCGTCGCCACGACCCTGGCGGCGCCCGCGACCCTAGGCGTGTCGAGCCTGAGCGTGACGGACCCGACCGGGATCCAACCGGGTGTCCCGTATCGGATCTGGGAGCCGGGCGCCGAGGAGACGGTGACCGTGTCCAGTGCGTTCATCCCGCCCGCCGTCTCGGTGCCGCCCGTGGTCACCGCGGTCCCGCTGGCCGCGCCCACCCTGTTCGCGCACGCCGCGGGGCACGACTTCACGAACATGGAGCACGACACCCGCCTCGCGGTCGTCAACTACACGGTCGCGCAACTGCTGCGCCCGGACACCGCGGCCGAGGACGCCTACCCGGACTCGCGCCAGGCGTCGGGCACCCGGCAGAACGACTCGCGCAAAGACGGCTCCGGCCTGATCGACGAGGCCGAGCGGCTGCTCGAGCGGCTGCGCCGCATCCGCTAGCCGATCTACGCGTGCGGGCATCGCGGATCGGGGGCGGCCGCGGTGACGATCCAGAGCGCCCTGAACGGGATCTGCGAGTACTTCGGCGGACCCTACGACCCGCTCACCCGCACCTACCGGTCATCAACCGTGCCAGGGGTCGGGGTGGTGCGCCGCGCCTGGGCGAAGCGCGACAACCACGCCGACTACTTCCAGGGACTGCCCGCCGCGTCGCGCACCGGCTGCCAGATCGTGGTGTTCATCCCGCATCAGCACGAGACCCGTAAAGCCGTCGGCGGCGCGACCTCGGGGCTCAAGCGCGCGGCGTATGTGGTCGAGATGCACTGCTACATCCGCTCGCGCACCCCGCACGCCGAGGACGCGCAGGACGACGTGTACGCGCTGCGCGACGCCCTGGTGCAGCGGCTGCGTGAGGACCGCACGCTCGGCGGCGCCGTGTTCCAGGCGGGTGAGGCGATCGAGGGCGAGAGCGACTGGATCGAGTTCGAGTACGGGCAGCCGGAGACGAAGGACGAGCTCACCAAGAGCTACCTGCTGATGCGGTTCGGCGCGACCGAGTACGTGCAGGCCTGATGACGGCCCGCGCGAAGCGCCACAGCGCCCGGCGGCACACCGGCAAGCGGCGGCCCGAGTCTGCGGCGACGCGCAAGAAGCTCAGCGCCCGCGAGAAAGGGCGCAAGCACCCGCACAAGGGCAGCCACGCAGCACGGCGCAAGGGGCTGAAACACCCGCACGGGGGCTCGCACACCAACCACGTCGCAGCCCGGCACCCGGTGACCAGGCACGCGCCCCGGCGCACGGGCGGCGTTCGCGCACCGCACCCCAAGCGCGAACGCATCCGCCCCTCCCACTTCAAGAAGGGCCACACCCGCCTGCCGTCCCGGTTCCGCAAGGGCAAACGGATCCGCGGCATGAAGTCTCCGTTCGCCGCCGGACGCCGCCACACACGCGCCTGGAAGTAACCCCGCCCCAGCCGCCGCACACGCCCGATCCCCCCTTCCGACGCGTACCCGAAAGGGGAGCCGAGCCATGCCGCCACGCCCAAAAACGCCCGCCCCGGCACTGACCGAGGAACCCGAGTCCGCGCCTGCCGCCGCAGCCGGGAGGGCGGACGCCGGTCCCGAGGCGGACCGCGGCGGATGGTTCCGCAACACCGGACCGACCGAACTGACGGTCCTCGGCGAAGGCGCCACCGCAGTGCTCGCGCCCGGACGCATCGCCGCGCTGGGCCGCACCCCGACACACCGGGACCTGGCGCCGGCCAGCGAGGACGACTATCGCGCGCAACTCGCGGCCGACGCGGCGCGGGCCGAGGCAGAGCAGACCCCCGAGCCGGCCCCCTCGGGCGCGGCCCAAGATTCCGCGACGGAGGCGTAACCGGCGATGGCCGCACCCACCACCTTCCCCTCCGTCAAGCGGTTCGTGGGCTTCGCGAAGGAGACCACGCCCGGCACCCCGGTTGCGCCCGTCGCGTACATGCCCGTCACCAAGATGGACTGGAACGACAAGCCCACCTGGCTCAAGGACAAGGGCCTGCGCGGGGTGATGAGCGACGACTCGTTCAACATCATCCAGGGCGTACAGCTCGGCGAGCTCGACCTCGAGGGCCCGGTGTTCGCCGACGAACTGGGCTACCTGATCGGCAACCTGATGGGCGCCGACGACACCACCGGCGCATCCGCGCCGTTCACGCACAAGTTCAGCCTGCTCAACACCGGCGGCGGGCAGCCGACCACGCACACCGTCACCCAGTACTACATGGCGGAGCCCACCCACCAGGCCCGCCAGTTCGCGGGCGCGTGCGTGTCCGAGGTCGGATTCAAGTTCAACGCCGAGAGCGAGTTGCTCACCTACACGGCGAAGGCTGCGTCGTGGGTCAGCAACGTCGCGGCGGCGACCCCGACGGCAACGTTCACCACCGCGAAGCCGCTGCCGTCCTGGCAGTCGGTGCTCGGCATCGCGGGCCCCGCGTCGGGCGGCACGCAGGTTCTCACGGTCGCGTCCGGTGAGTTCAACTTCAAGCGCGCGATCAAGCCGTACTTCACCGCGCAGAACTCGCAGAACCCGTACATCATCCAGCGCGGCGGCCTGACCGTGGACTGGAAGCTGTCGTTCATCGCTGCGGACGAAACACCGCTGACCTACATGCGGTCGAACACGCAGCCGCAGATCCAGTTCATCCTCAACAACGGCCTGACCCTCGCGAACGCGCTGGTGGTGCAGGTGGACATGCAGCAGGCGGCGTTCACCGAGGCCAAGCCCAACTTCGGCTCCGAGGCGATCATGTTCGACTGCTCCGGGGAGTGCGTGCTGAACACCACGAACATCGGCACCTCCGGCGGTTACGGCCCGGCGACGCTCACCCTTCAGAACGCCATCGCGGCGAGCACCTACGTGTGATGTGTAAGGATCTGGATGAAGATTGACCTCCCGTCGGGGGCGTGGGCGGATCTGCTCGCCCCCGACAAGCTCAAGGCCCGCCACCAGCGCTCCGTCATGCGTGCGCTGACGAGCCAGGATCAGCGCGAGGGCGGCCTCGCGGTCGACATCACCGACGGCGTGATCGCGATCCTCGTGCAGGACTGGAACGTCGCCGGCGACGACGGGGAACTGCTGCCGCTGCCCAGCGAGAAGTTCGACTCGATCGACGAGTTGTCCATCGACGACTACGAGACGCTGCTCGGCCACGAGTACGTCAAGCAGGTCGCCGCGCGCCTGATGCAGTTGCGCGGCGAGAAGGTCACCCCGGACGACTA